TAATCTGCTAACAATTAAACACCTCCTGAAATAATAAATCGCTGTTTGACTATAGAATCATTTTTATTTTTACACAGTAGAGTTACCTCAGAACCTATCAGAGCGATAGCTTCTTTACTGATTTTTATTTCTATCATACAGCTATTGTCGGTATCAGGAGTTATTATAATAAAGTCACGATATTCGTCTTCAGCAATATCCCATACTACATTACCGACAGTACCGACGGAAGATGTAACACTAACTTTTTTCTTGCCTCCCACAATAAGTTCTGACGGAGTTGTAAATACGAGCTGCATTTTGCCGTCTATCTCTCTTTCGGGGTCGTAATTATTATAGTTGTTATTACTTATTCTATCTTCAAGAATATCTATGTCAGGATCGTATTGTCCTCTGAGAAGAGTTAACGATACAAGTCCCTTATCATAATTCTGCGAAGAGGTATCATTCTGTGTAAGTTTGAAAACGTCAGGAACTACAGTGTTTTTGCCTAAGAAGAACCGTGTGTCAATTGTGAGATTATTTGTATTCTCGTCAGAAGTGGTTGTAATTTTGTGTTGTGATGTTACATAATCTACATTTCTGCCTTGGTCTACACCAGAATTATATTGTGTAGAGTTTATGTCGCAGGCAGGATATTCCCAAATATTATTATTAGAGTCTTTCCATCTGAGAATTGTATTGCAGCGGTACAGAATGCCTTTTTTATAGATATAGTCCATCTGCGCTACATACATACAAAGCCAATATATATCTTCTTTGGGATTATAGATAATGCTTCCAGTCTGGATTTGCGTGTCTTTAAGACAGGTAAATTCCTCTTTATGACCAATTACTGTCGAGAATTCCTTATTATAAGTATTGAGGAAAAGCTCTTGTTCTGTAAGATGTTTATCCCAGACAATAAATTTGTCTACGTCAAGAGATTTATAAAAGTCTCTTGATACCTCGATTGTAGCTTCTCTTCTATCTGTTTCAGACGGAGAAGGAGAACCGAGAGAGCCATGTATTTTTCTATAATAAGATATGTCCTTCAATGCTTCACGCCTCCGTATCGTAGAGGGTAACATCGAATGTTCTATACTTACCTGTTAGTCTGTCGGTGTTCTTGTAATAATCCTTAAGGCGGTCTACTTCTTCGGAAATCTTTTCGTAGAATTCCAAAAATGTTTTACGTGCATTGGATGGATCAAACACTTTGAGGTCGGTAGAAGTAAAGTTGACATTATATGTTTTTAGCTTTGCGAAATCCCTGTGCATATACATCTGGTACATAACCAGAGGGATTAGCAATTGTTCACTTGCAGTGAAATCAAAATCAAACCCTGTCTTGTCAGCAGTACGCAGTGAAAAGTCTATCTGAGGCATACATTCAAATTGAATAGTTCTTACAGCTTCTTCCATATAATTATGAGCTCTGGTTACAGCTGTTTCCATAGCCTCATCTTCTGGAACTCCGTAATAATGAAAGAAATCCATATCTTTTTCAATATGGTCAAAAAACCACTGATATACCTGTTCATAAGTAGTCATTCTTATTTCTCCGTCTTTTTTGTGCTTTGCTTACGCTTGTATGGTGAAGTAGAAGTTTTAGTAGAATCTGAAGCACTCTTTGGTGTGTTGGTTGCTGTATCTACCGGCTTAAAGAGAAGTGCTTCCATTTCCTTAACTCTTGCCCTTAAGTCTTCAATCTCATTTGCCATAGATTCTTCCTTCTCAGAAACCTTCGGAGTAGCAGTCTTTTCTGAAATTGTGATTTCAGAATCTCTTTTATTGTTGAGAAATTCATTATATCTTGTTGTAATGACACGCATAACGTTTGCTGTAATAGGAGCATCTGCGTTCTTAAGTCCGATATAAACGCCGTAAATTCTTTCAAAATAAAGAGCATTCTTAATATTTACGATTTTCTTAAGCTTTTCTGCAGTTGGATTCAGAATAATATCTTCAATATCAGCATTTGTAAGAATGTTTTGCCAGTCAGTGATTCTGAGGTTGTTGTAAATAAATTCTGCTTCTTCTTCGGAGGGGCGGAGAACGCCAGACTTGAAGAGGGTCGATGTATTATTTACGTGCTGTATTTCTGCAAGTGTAAGCGGATATGTTGTAGGATTATCGTCAGAGCCTGCATCAATGATGAATGAATGGTCTCTAAGTCCTACAGCAACGGGCGAGGTTGTGTGATTATATATTAAATATGTCTTGGCTTCGATATTCATTAAAATTTATCCCTTTCTTTTTGATAAAGATTGTCCTTAAAATTATTCAGTTCGGCTGTACCTTCAAATAAGTAAAACGTACTGTTCGTTTTCGGATTTAATCCTACGCAGATATATCTGAAACCGTTTGCAATAAGAGCACGCTTAAGTCTTTTTGAATAGCAATAAAAATATCTTGTCATAATTATAGATAAAAGGGGCGACCAAAATCAGCCGCCCCGATTGGGTACAATTAGTCAAGAACTACCTTGACAACATTGTCAAGAGTATCCTTGTTGAAAGCGTAGCCGTATGTGAAGTGCTTGAATAAGAGATGAATCTTTTCCTTATTAGCATCTTCAATCTGATATACCTTGATTTCACCCTTCATATTGAGTGTACCAATCTTACCAGCGATACCAAAGATTCTCTTATCCATAATTAAACCTGTGCCATCGCCCATCTTCTTTGCACTGGAGATAGGAACGAGAGAGCAACCGTCGTATACACCGAGTCTACCGGTTCTATGTACTTCGTTAATCATATCGTCAGATACGAAACCGTTAAGCTTGGAGATTGCCTGTACATACTTGGAGCGTGCAACCATAACGCCTTCGCCATCTGCTCTGTCCTGAAGATAGAGAGCTACCGCATCAGCAACTGCCTGTGTGGGTGTAGCACCGCCTGCTGTAATATAGTTTTCAGCACCGTCAGCAATAGCTGCATCGACAACGCTGAAGATATTCTTGAACATAGCGTTCTTAAATGCTGCAACAGCATATTCTGTTACAAGAGCAACAGTCTTCCAACCGTCTCTTTCGAGATCAGCAAAAGAAATATCTGTTTCGATTTGAAGGTTCTGATAAGAAGGCTTAAGAACAGAGATATCGAGGAAAGAACGTTCAACGTTACCGCCATAAGCTGCTTCGTGAGCGATGAGTGTGTTCTTGGGAGTTGTAACTGCTTCATAAGCATCGTATTCGCCTTCTGTGCCCTGATCGAATAAATAATCAAGAAGCTCGTCGGGGGCATTATACATTTCTTCATTTACAACCTTCTGAACGAAAGCGGCAATTTCATGCTTGGGGTCAACGCCACGTCTACCTACTTCCTTAAAGTAAGCGTCAAGCTTCTGCTTAACATCTGTTTCTGCTTCAGAGAGTGTGAAGCCTGATCTAACTGTCTTACAAGCAAGCTCATACATATTTGTGTCCTGTAAAAGCTCTGCTACTGCAATGTTTTCCATATATTTATATATCCTTTCTTTTAAAATTAGTTAGTGCCTGCTGTGTCGCAAACATAAATCTTAGCGAGGAGATGTCCATTGTCGTTGTGAATACCAATGAACTTGTAGAAAGAAGCACTTGCTGCTACTACTGCCTTGCCTTCAGTATTCCAAGCGACATACTTTTCGCCTGCATCAGCTGTTAAATTTTCTGTGTCATACTGGTCTGTAGCGAACATTGTGCCTGCGGGGAATACGTATGCAACCGCCTTTTCGCCTTCTTCTACATTTACAAAGTCTTCATCATAATCGGAAAACTGTGTTCTTGCAGCATTGATGCCCTTGGGAATACGTGCCTTCTCAACGATGCAGATATTAGCTGCTGTTTCTTCTGTGGGGAATGCAATTTCCTTTGTTGCGAAATTCTTTACAACGCCACAGCCGGTCTTCATTGCTGTTGCTGCTGAAAATGTTGCGTCAACAGCCAGACCTTCATGTACCATAAGTTCTCTTAACATTTTGTTACTCCTTTTTAGTTATTTTGAAATAATTGTTTTGACTATCTGTGCTCCTGCTGCAGCCTTATCTTGCTGTGTAACAGACGCACCGCTATTGCCTGTTGCGGCAATATTGATTGTGGGTATAGGTGTTCTTCCTGCGGAAGCGACGCTGTATTCTCTTGCATTTTTAGATAAAGAATCTGTAAGTCTTGAAACAATAACACGATTAAGACCGTCTTCGTCAAGATTTGCAAGCATTGACTTAATGTCTTCATCACTTTCAAATTCAGCTTCTGTAATCTGCTTGGTTTTAAGCACACGCTCTTTAAGCTCGGCTGTCTTCGCCTGCTTTTCCGCTTCTGCCTTTTCAGCAGTCATTCTGTCATATTCTTCTTTAATAGGAGCAAATGATGAGATTTGTTCTTGTAACTGTTGAATAACCTCATTTGCCTGCATTAAAGCTTCAGACAGAGTTTTGATGTCGTTAGCTGTTGCTGCATCGTCATCATTCTTCTTTTTAGACTCGTCGTCTTCAGTACCTTCTTCTTCAGGTTCTGTCTTTGTTTCTTCTTCAACAGGAACTTCTTCGCCTTCATCCTTTTCTTCTTCAGGAGTTACAGCTGCTTCTTCAGGAGTTTCCTCTGAGGGTGTATCTGTAGTAGTACCGTCAAGTTCTTCTTCCTTTTTATCAAGTTCCTGTTCGGGAATTGTCTTTACGTCTTCCAAAGAATTGTCCGTCCTTTCTATAGTATTTGAAATATCCCTGAGAAGAGCTTCATTGAGTTCTTCTGAGGTCTGGCAATATTCTTCTTCGGCTTCGGCATATTCATAAATTCCAGCACCTTTTACGGCAGGAATAGAGTTTGTGCCAAGTAAAGCATTGCCAATAAAAGAAAAAGCCTTGAGGATTTTCTTCCCCAAGGGTTGTTCTTCTACTTCTGATGTAATCATTTCCCAAGATGATGTCACCTTATTTTCAGCGTACAGCTTATCAAGAACTGTAAAATATTCAGGACTGCGACAAGTCCAGAGTTTAGCCTTAGCCATAATACACTGTTTGATGCCTTCATAACCGGGAACTTCTCTCTCTTCGATCCAAGTGTCTACCACTGAACCGACAGGAAATGTGTCAAATGTTGTCTGTGTTTCACCTTTACGGTTAGTCCATTGTCTTACTTCGTGAGCCCCGAAGTCTATAGGTCGCTTACCTCTGTCTCTTAAAAGTTTTGCAACTATAGGAAAACCACGAAGAGTTTCGTGACATTGTACGCCCGTTTCATATGGGATAAGTCTGCCCATTCTGTCATATTCGTCAAGAACAGAAATTAAAAACGTAGCATATTTACAAGTATCATCAGACTTTTCCGAGGCGACTTCTATAAGACTTCCGGTAAATACCATTATGTTTTCGGATATCATATTATCTTACTCCCTTTGAATATTCTTCATCAAACGCCTGTTTACCAATATCGTCAGAAGATTTTGGTCTTCCTCTTCCTATTTCTTCTCCGTCTGCATCAAGATTAGATTGTCCGTTATCGACAGTCACACTTGAATTATAAGCGGTAGGGCGGGGAGAGAACACAGCATCGAGATGTTCTGCGTTTTCAACTTCTCTCTTCTGCTGTTCGTCCTTAACATCAAGCCCTACCATTCTGAATGCGGTATCTCTTGATACATTAAGAGTAGAATATGCAAATTGTGCAAATTCTTTTTTTAAATTCCACTCCATCATTTCAGAATCACAGATAGAAATTTCAGGTGCAAGAGCCTTGGGTAATCTAAGTTCTTCAAGGTAGACCTGATAAAATTTATTATATATCCTCTCAAGTTGTCTTGCTATTGCGTTGATTGTCCGCATAAGCTGGTCTACAGATATATTTGCGATAGAATATGACGACAGTTCGCTGTCTGTAAATCCTATTCCGAGAGCTGTGAGCAACTTTGAAGTATATGTTTTTATTGAATCTGCGGTAGCATCGTTTGTTGATTTATCAATAACATAAGAAAGATCTTCTACAAAAGCGGGGGCGGTATAAAGACAGAAATTTGTCTTAAGCGCTGCTGCAGCTGCCTGATGAGCATAAGCCATTTCAGCAAAACCTTTCTTCTCGCCATTGTTTCCAAGAAGTTCCTTACGTAATTTTTGAAAGATAATTTTCTTAGATCTTGTTTTAGAGTCTGCCACGTCTGCGGCTTCTATATTATTAAGGACAACAAGTGCTTTTAACGCCTTAAAAAACGGAGATACACCATATTTAAATCCCATATCGTTGATTTTCATATATGCAGAATATCTGTCATCAAGCCTTACAATAGATTCTTTGTCAACAAATCCCTGATAAACCTCTTCAGGATAATTAGCTTTTATTTCGTTGGACACTTTTTCAAAGTATATTTCTTTTCTGCCCTTTCTTGTTTTGGGATAATTACTCTTAATTCTGGCTTTCATTTCATCAATACTGAATTCAAGAATAGTATCTCCATCAACAAGATAGTTTGAAGGATAACATACCTTCAGAGGATAATGGTCTATCAGTGCTGATACTATATTTTCGCCATCTCTTACGAGGCGAAGGAACATAGAATAATTTCCTTCTCTGAATACTCCCATTATTGGTTCTTTTATATTTTTTTCAATATTAATAAACTTATTGAAGTTTTCAATCTCTGCCTTTACTTTCTCTAAATCTTCCTCAGTATAGTCCTCTGACAGCTCAGGATATGTCAACCTGTATTCTGTATTAATGTTTGCATATATAATCTCATATGCTCTTCCCATATATGCATCAAGAAGAATGCTCTGAAGTATATATTGATTTGCAGTAAGTAATGTATTTTGATTTGTGTTGATATTAGCGGCAATGAGATTTAAATCTTCAAGAGTAAATGCTACATTAGAAACAGAGGCTCCGTTATCAACAAGAGAAAATCTGTTATATTCCGCTTCGGAAGGTCTGCCGCTCGGATATTGTTCCATTGCAGCATTAAGAATTCTATTTTCGATTTCGGTAAGATTTATCTTATCAGCAGTTTCTGCAGATGTTACCAGAATCGTGTTATCGTCAATGATTGAACCTTTATATTTAACTTCAATATCTTTGTCTGTATTTGCTTTTCCCGTGATTGTTGCCGCCTCCTTTCCATTAAAAAGCTATAGTAGATACACAATAGGGTGCATCTTCAAATTTTATTTCTTCTTCTTCTCTTAAAAGTTCTCTTGATAACTCGGCTGCAAAGTAACAGCCATAACTTACACTTGTATATCTATCCTTTGTCATAGATGGACGCTCCTTGATTTTTATAACACCAAGGTCGGTTTTTTCGTATTCAAGATTTATAAGTTCTGAGAAGAGTAGCATTGTCTGTAAATAGGGCATTTCATAATAAAGCTGAACATCTGGGTCGTCTGTGTTGCGATATTCAGCAATATATTTAACGATTTCGTCAATACCCTCGTCTTTAGGAACGAGCAGTTCAACCTTCTGTGTAGAAAGCATTCCTTTAAAGTTGACCGCAATTGTACTGTTAAGTTTTGCAGTTGCAGCAATACAGAAGACTATGGGCTGTGCTGTAGCACTTGTACAGGTTTTCGCCAGTGCATCATCGTTCATTGCTTTTACAGGAGGATATTCTACACATCTTTCATCGTCGTAAAGCGTTCTTCCAAGGTCGTACAGGACATTAGTGCCCGCATTTCTTACGTCAAGAACAATATAATCTGCATCAAAGTCCGCATAAAGCTGACGTATGCGTACCGCCTGTTTTCTTGTATCTGTACCACGCATTGCTTCGAGGTACGGGACTTTGACAGAATATTGTTTCTGTTCTTTTCCTTCGTATATATCAACACTGTCCGGAAGCAATCTTAAACAAGAGTAGCACGAGTTATCGTTGCCATCTCTGTCTACGAGTGCGATATCACAAGAGATAATCCTTATTTCATCACGTTGTTTCGGGATTGAATAAGGATTAGCTTTCTTATTTATCACATCTTCTGCCTTACGGGGGTAAAACGCTTTCTTTTCCTTCTGACACGACTTAATAAGGTCATAGTCAAAGAATATCTTTGAATTTGAACGTAGTGCTGCGTTTTCGTATTCTATGAGCCAAGTCACAGGGTCGATATTTCGTTTCTCTCTTGTAAGCTGTTCTATAGAACGTATTTCATGTTTCAGAGAAATAGAGTAGTCCATCGCAATTAGGAAACCTGTGCCGTTTCTATAATATGTAGAAAGAGCATTTTTAGCAGTTCTGTATAACCAGTGAACATCTTCTATACTTGAACTAATATATACGTCAACGGACTCTTCCTGTAATTCAGGTATGTTCTGATATTCAGGCAGCGTTCTATATTCGGCGGGGCGTATAAATTGAAACGGACTGTTGATTTTGTCAAGCAAATCCTTTTTAATTTCTCTTGCCTCTTCGTTTGTATTACCGGTTGTTCTCCAACCACGAGAATTTTTTGAGCAGGTAATTGCAACGATTTCGCTCTTGTTTTTCCATATTATCTTAGTTTCGGCAGCACCTGTTTTCGTTTTTTCAATTTCGTGTTCCAGTCTTGGATATCGGGGTGCGAGTTCGCCAAGAATCTTTTTTGTAATGATAAGTCCTGACTGACCTCTCGTACCGGAGGTGATGCCGAGCGTACTATAGGGGTAAAGAATAGCTCTACAAGAATTAAATATGCCTATTATATAGGACTTTGCAGAGGCACGAGCTGAAATCATTGCAAAAAATGTGCTTCTTCCTAAAAGGAAAAGTACAATGATTTGATATAGGTGAAGCTTAATGCCGAGATAATCCATGGCAAATCTATGCAGATTTCTTCGGTAATAAGTCACAAGCATAATAAAGTTTTCTGCATTTTCTTTTTTTGAAAGCAGATGGGTAGAAGGAAACTTCTTATACACCTCACGCTGATTGTCGTCAAAGTATTCAAGAATATCTTCTCTCGTTATACTACTGTTTGCAGCAATCATGATTCATCATCTCCTACCACAAACTCTTTATCCTTTTCTCTTGAGCCTGTCAAAAAGTTCTTGAGAGGGCGGTACATAAACCTGTCGATATATTCAGCAATGCCGTCTACATCGGCAAGAATTCCTTTTTTCTTATATACTTCACAAGGACAGAAACGTTCTACTTCCATTATCAGGGAGCCTATAGAAATGTTTTCTTCATCACTTGCTGCCGCCTGATTCTGTTTATCTACAACACCGTCTATATATTTTCGAGTATTAAGATAAAGGACGCTGTATTTATTGATTTCCGCCATATCATTTATACTGATAGCTCTGCCTTGAAGCATTTTAAATCTACAAAGGTCTCTTAAAGATTCTTCTAATGTTGCCAGACACTTAGGTGGAATCTCCTGTTTTTGCTCCTTATACATTTCGTCCATAAGACAAAGTTCTTTTGCAGTAAATCCGACCCCAAACATTTTTTCAAGTTCAGAATCTACTTCATCATCCGCCTTTGAAGCTTCTTTTGCCGAAAGCTGCTCTTTAAGCTTCTCGTATTCAAGCTTAATATTTATGACATCTCCGTCTTCTGTTTCGGTCTGATATACACAATCTCCATATAAAAGCTTACCACTTTCTTCTTCGATAGTGTTATCATAGGTTTTTCCTGCGTTTCTGGCATAGTTGAGCTGAGATATGTATGCACCTATACGGTCTGCCGATTGTTCAGTCTTAATAATGCTGTCAACAATGGCGTCTGAATAATACATATCAAATTTCATACATATTCTTCGGTATGCAGAATGAACATCACCAAGAGCCTGAAGATAAAAATCATAGTAGAATTTTAAACAGTCATTACATATCGGAAGCTTATACCCGTTGCCCTCCCACATGGGAGACTTTACTGTACTGAATTCTTTGAGATGGTCTTTCTTATTGAAAGTTGTTCCGCATCTCGTACAAATAAAGGTTTCAGGCTTTTTAGGTTTGCCTGAAGCTGTTGTGGTTGCAGCCTTACGTTGCTGCGAATATCTTGATGCAGGCATTATTTATCCTCCCGTTCAAGAGCGTCACGCAGTTTTGCAAGTCCTTTCCAGTTAATGTCCTTCGCTGTGTTGTCGTCGTAAAGATCTACGAGAGTGTCTGTAGACCAGCCCTGCAATTCCTGTATAAGCTGTTTTTCAAGACCTATTGCCGAAAGATATGAAGTCCAAAAGTGTCTTCCTGCGTGGGGATACCAGTGTTTACCACCGAGTATGCTGTCCCAATCTTTCATCCAATATCTGTATGTTGCTATCGTGGCAGGCTTTCCGTTTTGTGAAATAAATACATAATCGTGAGAAATATTGTTTTCCTTCAGAATCTCCGAGCGTTTTAAAAGCCACTTGTCATAATAGGGGACAAACAAATCTTTGATGATATATTTCTTGAGAAGTTTTCCTGTTTTGCCTTGTCCTTTAGTCTTTATTTCCTTTGTTGTTTCTAAGAAGAGACCTTCAAAGGCTTCGTTATTATAGTCTATAAGGTCTGTAGTGATACGTGTTGTTTCTGAGATACGCATACCGCTTGCCATAATAAGGGCGAGCAGACACTGTTCCTGCACACGTCCTTGTTCTCCGAGCCAAGCCAAAAGATTGTCAAGCTCTGCTTTTGAAAACACTGTCTTTTCACGAGCATAGCTCTTAGGAACCTTATCAATCTTCTTTACATTGTTTCGAAAGTCGGGATAAATATCATCACATATATTTTCAATCCACTCACTGAAGGTGTTGAGTGAGCTCCACATATTCTTATAACGTGCAGAACCCCACTGGAGTTCTTCTGAACCAAATATAAAAAATCGCTTTAGCTGTCTTTTATTTATATTGACAAAGGGAGTGTTGTCGTTATACATAACATTCCAACATAAGAATATTCTGAAATTCGACTTGTACACCTCAACAGATGTGGGAGAGCTTCGTGTCTTGAAATCTCGGAGAAATTCGTCTACAAGCCCTCGTGTTT